GGCTGCCCGGACTGCGAGATACGGGCACTGGCGCAGAGCCCGAAGACGACACGCGACACCCGCTACACCCAGTTGGAACGCAAGCTGGGCGCGGATCCGACCGCCGAGATACGCCGCCGGGTGACGGCGGAATACCACCGCATCAAAGCACTCAAAGCACTCAAGGGAAACGAATGACCGACCAGCAGGAAAAACCAAACGTCGAAGAACGCTACACCAGCGCAGCCAACACCAACAACCTGGTTGTGGTGGCGGACAAGGGTGGACCTGGGGATGTGATCATCGCCGCAGGCTGGAGCCGAAGCCGGCTGGGGGCTGCCCTGCTGCGCCTGCACAGTGAGTGGGACGGTGCCCAAAAGCCGATCCGCCCCAGACCAGAGGACGTGAAACGACTGGCCGACCGGCTGGAGATGGAGTTCGACCGCGACCAGCAGGGAGAAAAGCCCAGGCGCAGCCGGTTTGAGGCCGAAGCCCACCGGATGGCTGCGGAGTGGTATCGGCACGAACTTGGGCTGCTTTTCGGGCAACTGAAGACCCTGCCGGGTGTCCGGGCCGGACTGACGGAGTGGGCAAAGGACAAGACCGAGGCGCCGGAAGCCGTGACCGCCAAGGTGCTTGCGTGGTGGACGGACCATGCCTGCCCGGTGTGCCACGGTCAAAGGTGGAAGGTGGTGCCGGAAACCGGGAGGCTCTCTGACCGACCCTGCGAATGCTGCCGGGGGAGCGGGGAAACGCCGATCCCCGCTGGAATGCTTGGTAGGTTGATGCTGGGCTACATGGAGGAGTGCATGCAGGCGGCGCGGACCTCGATGGCGACCAGGCTGAGACAGCGGATGGGTCGGGATGGATAGCGATTTTGCCAACGCAGAGTCGAGCACCCCGCAGGGTGTGACTTGGACGCCCGGGTATCGGGCTTATTTTGGAAGGGGAAAGTGATGACCAAAAACTGCAAAACGTGTGCGTTTTGGCAATTTTTCGACTGTGCCCAAGAGGACGAGTCGGAGGACGACGATGTGGACCTTGGGTTTTGCTGCAGACACCCGCCCATATTTATCGGAGTGCAACCGGACGCGCGCCCGTACTCGCCGCACAACTGGGAGCAGCCAGTAACGACAAACAGGGATTGGTGTGGGGACTGGGCGCTTCGCACAAAAACCCCGCGTTGACCGGAGACGAAAGCCGTCCGGCCCAACAAGCAGCTGGACCAACCTATACCATTACCCAAACTTGAGACCACTTGCATTCCAAAAAGGAATTGGCTCATAATCCCGTACCGTGACCGGGCCGGGCTGCTGAGTCCGTAACCGCACGCACAATGGCCAACGGCCTACACCTTGACGCGCTTTGAACGCAGCGTGCTCGCCCCTGATGGGAAAGGTGTCTCCAATCCAAACCCGCAACTGACTGACGCCCTCCCGCAACGGGACGGTGAAGGACGACCGCGGCCCTAGCTGGCCCAGGGGAATAGGCCAGCCACCGGATGCCCGCCAGCCCCAGCTCAACCCTCCCCGAGCCGCTGGCGGGCAAGCCGGCCTACAAAGAATTCGGCGGAAAAGCCGGCAACGTGATGTCGAGGGACTGCGCAGCGCGCTGTAAACCCCGGGTCGAGATCTCGGCCAACCGACCACTACACCTGCCGCCCCATTGGCTCAGCCGATGGCCGCCGGACCTAACTGGAAGCACGCGGCATCGGAGCCCGGCATGTCGCCGGGACCGGCAGGCCGAGGGCGCCAGGCAAGGAGAACGCGATGAGCGTACGAGCCAAGTTCAAGGTGCAAAGCGTCACCGAATCCGAGGGCGGCCTGAAGACGGCCAACCTTTCCCCCGTCACCAGCGGTAGCCCGGAGAACGAGAAGTTCTTCAAGTGGACGCCCGGTGGCCAGATCCAGCTGGGGACTATCAATCCCAACGCGGCGCGCGAGTTCGTGCCGGGCAGGGCCTTCTACGTGGACTTCACGAGCGAGGAAGAAGCGGCGGTCACGCCCGATGAGAACGTGCCCAGAATCTTCGCGATCATCCAGCGCATGTCTGGCGACGTGGACGCCAAGGTGTACTACGCCTACACCAACAGCGAAGCGCGCCAGCGCAAGGCCGAAGCTGAAGAAAAGCATGGCGTCGAGTTCCAGGTCTTCGCCAACGTGCGCGTGCCGGAGCCGCAGTCCACCAACTGAGCAAGTTGTCTCCTCCTGGAAAAGCCAGCCGCTTTGCAGTTGCCGGCACTCCAAGGATTGCCCCCCGAGTCGCAAGGCCCGGGGGGTTTTTTACTTCAAAGCGAGGTGGCGATGAACCAACCCAGCAACTTCTTCATCATCCTCGTCGGATCCATCATCGCGTGGGTAGGCCCCACCGTCGGACCGCTGCTGCTGCTGGTGTTCTCGGCCACCGTGGGCAGTGCCCTGGCCATGGGCGAGCACGACACCCGCACACGCTGGGAAGGCGTCAAGTTCATCATGATGGGCGTGGCGATCAGCTTCGTGCTGTCGGGTGCCGCGGTGTGGGCGGTGCAGCAGTACACGTCGATCCCGGCCAACGTCGCCCTGATGCCGCTGTCCTTCGTGATCGCGCTGTCCAGAAACCAGATCGTGAAGCTGGTTGACCTGGCCGTCGGCGCCCTGGGAACCTTCTTCACGGCCTTCGCAAACCGCAAGGGGGGTGGCCAATGACACGCTACCAGGCTTTCCTGTACGCCGTGCAATTCATCATGGCCAGCCTGTGTCTCTGGTCGTGCTTTTGCCGGCTGGTGCGCACCAACGCCGAAACCATCCGGGAAATCCGGTGGGCCATCACGCTGCAATTCGCGGTCTGCCTCCTGCTGATCGGCGCGCCCTTCATCCCGCTGCTGATCCCCGAACTGGCAACGGCGTGGAAGCCGCTGACCACGCCAGGCTGGGTGTACGTGCTGGCCGTATCGGCAATGGCGCTCATGCAGCTGGTGAAGGCCAGGAACTGGGTCAACGGTGTGCCGCAGGAGTACCAGCGCAGCACCATGCTGCCGCACCGCCCCGTGGCCGGCGAGGAAGCCGACATCATCGTGCTCAAGCCCGGCCAGACGCTGGAGTGCGCCCACGCCACGGGCTGCGTGGCGATGACCCGTGAGCTGGACGAGGCCATGGTTGCCGCCGCCCAGCACGGGCAGGCCTGCAGAAAGCGGTCGATATGAGAACAGCCGCCGACTGGACCCGAATCCTGATCGAGTGCGGGGTGCACCTGACCACCGCGGCACGGTGGGCCCCCGTCTTTGCCGAGCACATTGGCCAGGGCACCTTCAGCGTCGGCGACAGCGAGCTCGACGACTTCCTGGGCCAGATCCTCAAGGAATCCGGCAAGCTGGAGAAGACCGAGGAGGCGCTGAGCTACAGCACCGAGCGCCTGATGGCGGTATGGCCCAAGCGTTTCCCGACGCCAGACGACGCCCAGCCCTACGCCCGCAGCCCGGAAGCCCTGGCCAACCGGGTCTACGGCGGCCGGCTGGGGAATGTGAACCCCGGCGACGGCTGGATGTTCCGCGGATCCGGCCTGATCCAGGTCACGGGACGCGGGAATGTGGAGGCCTTGATGCCAGTCATCGGCTGGACCGGCACCGCGGAAGAACTCGCCCACGCCCTGCGCACCGACCCCGCAGTCGCCCTGCGGGCATCCATCGCCTGGTGGGAGGGGAACGTCCCCGACGGCGTGATGGGTGACATCCGCAAGGTGACCAAGCGGGTCAACGGTGCCGACCTCGGGCTCGGGGAGCGGGAAACCCTGACCCTGGCCGCCCAAAAGGCAATCGGGGACGCCAGTGCCTGACCTGAAGACCCCGCTGCTGTGGCTGCTAGGGGTTGCCCTGCTGCTGGCCCTGGCTACAGCTGGAGTGGAGCGGACCCGCCGGGCGGAAATCCAGTCCAAGTTCTCGGACTACCGCGCCCAGGCCGAAGAGCAAGCCCGTGAGGCCAGCGAAGCCCAGAGGGCCGAGGAACAGCGCCGACAGGCCGAACAGACCAAGGTGGTAGCCGATGCCAAGAAACAAACCCAATCCGCCCTGGCTGCTGCCAGTGCTGCTCGCACTGCTGGTGAGCGCCTGCGCGAGCAACTCGCCGCCAGCCGTCGTGAAGCCTGCGGCAATCCCGCCCCTCCCCCAGGAAGCCCGGCAACCGGACCCACCCCCGATTTGCTCGCCGACGTGCAGCGACGGCTTGATGAAGCTCAGGACGGAATTGCTCTCCACGCTGACCAAAGCCGCATCGCCGGCCACGCCTGCGAGCGCGCCTACCAAGCCCTGACCCCCTGAAATGGCCACCCGCAAGAAGCCCACCCCAGCCAAAAAGACCGCCGGGGCAGGGAAGGCTGCGGCCAAAACGACATCAACGCCGCCGAAAAAAAAGAAAACAGGCAGGCCGTCAGCCTACAGCGAAGCCCTGGCCACCGAAATCTGCGAGAGGCTGGCAAACAAAGAAAGCATGCGCCAAATCTGTCTCGACCCAAGGATGCCGCACCGCACAACCGTGCAGGAATGGATTGCAAGGGACCCGGCTTTCGCTACCAGGTGCGCGCGCGCACGCGAGGAGCAGGCGGATTACATCGTCGAGGACTGCGCTTCCATAGAGGACCGCACCATCGCGGGCGAGATCAATCCGGCTGCTGCGCGGGCGGTGCTGGCGTCAAAGCAATGGCGTGCCGCAAAGCTGGCCCCGAAAAAGTACGGCGACAAGCTGCAACTGGGCGGAGCCGATGACCTGGCACCGTTGCAGGGCGGGAGCGTCACGGTCAACAACACCATCGAGATCCCGCCGGCCGAGGCCTACGCCAAGATGTTGACCAAGGGCGCCTGACCTGTGGATAACTTCCGGTCAGTTTTGCGGGTAAACCCTTTGAATGTGGCCATGAAGTGCCGGGAATCGCGGGTTTAGACCATGGCGGCCGCTGATCCTGCTGAAAGTTTAGGCAAACCGACGTTCAACTGGAAGGCGCCGGACTACGCGCCCGTCTATCAGGAGCGCATGGAGCGCCTGGCATGGCTGCGTGAGGATGTCGGGCGGTTTGAGTCCGTCAAGGCGTACTACGCCGATCACCCGGCTGACTTCATCAACGACTGGGGGATGACCTACGACCCCCGCAATGCCGACATCGGGCTGCCGACGACGGTGCCGTTCCTGCTGTTCCCCAAGCAGCGCGAGTTCCTGGACTGGCTGCTGGCCAGGTGGACAAGCCGGCAGGACGGCCTGACCGAGAAAAGCCGGGACATGGGCATTTCGTGGCTCTGCGTGAGCTTCGCGGTGTGGATGTGGGTGTTTCGCCCTGGCGTCGTGGCCGGCTTTGGCAGTCGCAAAGAGGAATACGTCGACGACCTCAGCGACCCAAAGAGCCTGTTCTGGAAGGCGCGGATGTTCATTCGCCTGCTGCCCGAGGAGTTCCGGCCGCTGGGTTACGACGAGAGACGGCACGCCCAGTACATGGCGATTCGCAATCCCGTGAACGGCGCCGTGCTGGTTGGAGAGGCTGGCGACAACATCGGGCGCGGCAGCCGCACCAGCATCTACTTCAAGGACGAATCGGCGTTCTACGAGCGCCCCGACAAGATCGACGCCGCCCTGAGCCAGACCTCGAACTGCAAGATCGACGTCAGCACGCCCAACGGCGACGGCAACCCGTTTGCCCGCAAGCGCAAGGGCGGCCGGATCCAGGTGTTCACCTTCAACTGGCGCGATGACCCCAGAAAGGGCCAGGAGTGGTACGACAAGCAGGTCCGCGATCTGGACCCCGTGGTGCTCGCTCAGGAAGTTGACATCAGCTACTCGGCATCCGTGGCCAATGCGTGGGTCCCGGAAGCCGCGGTGACCGAAGCCATGGGCAGGGGACCGGCCGACATCGAACCATCGGGTCCCGTGATCCTTGGCGTGGACGTGGCCAGGTTCGGCGACGACAAGACCGTGCTGACACCCAGGCGTGGCCGGATCGTGTTCCCCCAGGTGGTGCGCGAGAAGCTGGACACCATGGCCGTGGCCAGCGTGGTGAAGGACTACGTGCTGGACTGGAATGACTCCAACAAGGACATCGGCCAGATCGAGCAGATTGCCGTGGACGTGATTGGCGTCGGCGCCGGCGTGGTGGACAGGTTGAACGACATCCCGGAGATCAGCCACATCCAGGTCGTCGGCGTGAACTCGAGCGTGATGCTGGACGACGGACGCAACTACAACACCCGCGCCCGTCTGTGGCGCGACATGAGGGAGTGGCTGAACCCCGCCAACGGCCCGGTGAGTCTGCCCAACGACCCCGAGCTCAAGACCGACCTGACCAGCCTGCACTACAGCTACCGGCAGTCCAAGCTGCTGATGGAATCCAAGGACGACGCCAAGAAGCGCGGCATCAAGAGCCCGGACCGCGCCGACAGCCTGGCACTGACATTTGCCGAGCCCGTGGCGGACAGAAGCATGTACGCCCACGCCGAGCGCCGCCGCAAAGGCAGCTGGCGCAGAGCCTGAAAGGACCCCACACGATGCAAGCACCGCAACTTATTGGCCCGACGGGCAATCCGATGATCGCCCTGGGCGGTGAGTACGCCTGGAGGCAATTCCAGAAGGGCGATGTCGTCTGCGCGCTGCAGTGGATCAACTCCGACCCCAGCATTTGCCTGTTCCCGGCCACCCGCTCGGTCCTGCACCAGGGCGCCTATGTCATCGGCCTGTCGGCGCTGCACAAGTACGTTGAGAGCAACGGCACGCCGACGCGCTACATGATCGCCAAGAGCATCGAAATCGCCCGCCAGCTGGGCTTCCAGCCCGGCAAGGACATCTGCTTTCGCATTACCGAGATCGTGCTGGACGCCGCGCAGGACCTGGTGAAGATGATTCCAGAGCCCGAGGCCGTGCGCCAGGCCAACAAGCCGGACCCGGTGGGCGACATCATCATCAAGCAGGGCGGCCGGACCGTCTATGAGGCGGAAGCCTGATGGCTGACGACATCATCAACGTCCGCGGCGAGTCGCCGATGAACGACCCCAACCGCATGGGCGGGGATGGCCAGGCCAGCAAGAAGCCGGCACGCCGGTCTTCCCGGCTGGACTCCGCCGAGACGAAGAAGACCCACGCCATGTTGCTGTCGTGGTTCTACGAGGAGAGGGACCGCCAGAGCGTCAACCGCTACCAGATGGCGATCGACGAGGACTACTTCGACGGCCTTCAATGGTCGGAGGAGGACGCCGAGGTGCTGGCAGAGCGTGACCAGGCGCCGCTGGTGTTCAACAAGGTCAAGCCCACGATCGAGTGGATGACGGGCACCGAGAAGCGCACGCGCATCGACTACAAGATCCTGCCGCGCGAGGAAAGCGACGAGGGCACGGCCGAGGTCAAGACCAAGCTGTTCAAGTACCTCAGCGACGTGAACAACGCCGGATATGCCCGGTCCGACGCCTTCCATGACGCCATCGTGGCGGGCCTGGGCTGGATTGAGGAAGGCGTGAACACCGAGCCCGGGCAGGAACTGATCTACATCGGCTCCGAGAGCTGGCGCAACGTCCTGCACGACAGCATGGCGACCCGGCGCGACCTGAAAGACGGTCGCTACCTGTTCCGCTGGAAGTGGCTGGACGAGGATGTCGCCGTGGCCATGTTCCCGGAACGCGCCAATTACATCCGCGCGGCCGCCATGGACGCCGACGAGATTGCCGAGAAGGACGAGGACATCTGGTATCTGGGCGCCCGCAACAACAAAGAGGAAGCCGACTTCAGCAGTGCCAGCCGCATGCGGGTGGTCCGCAGCAGCGGAGAAGGCGGGTTCTCCAAGCGCAAGCGCGTGAAGATCATCGAGGGCTGGTATCGCAAACCCGTACCGGCCAAGGTGATGCGCGGCAACGGGCAGTACGACGGCGAGGTCTACGACGAAAGCAACCAGGGGCACCTCGAGGCCGTGGAAGCCGGTGCCGTGACCCTGGCCACCACGCTGCACATGAAGATGTGCGTGATGCTGATGACCGAGAACCATGTCCTGTTCCACGGTGACACCCCGTACCGACACAACGACTTCCCGCTGACCCCGATGTGGTGCTACCGCAGGAAGCGCGACAACATGCCCTACGGCAAGATCCGCGATGTCCGCGACGCACAGGACGACTTGAACAAGAGGGCCAGCAAGGCACTTTTCATTTTGTCCACCAATCAGATCATCATGGACACCGAGGCGGTGGCAGCCAAGGACATCGAACTGCTGCGCGAAGAAGCCGCCCGGCCAGACGGGGTCATCACCAAGAAAAAAGGCACCGAGTTGACTTTCCGTCAGGACAAGCGACTGGCCGAAGAACACCTGATGCTGATGGACCGGGACGCCAAGATGATCCAGGACATTGGCGGCGTCACCGACGACAACCTGGGCCGGCGCACCAACGCCCAGTCCGGCATTGCCATCGAGCGCCGGCAGGATCAGGGCTCCACGATCACGTTCAACATCTTCGACAACAAGCGGTTTGCCGAGCAGATCAGCGGCGGCAAGGTCGTCAGCCTGATGGAGCAGTTCTACACGGCGGCCAAGGTGGTGCGGATCGTCGGCGAGAACAAGCCCATCGAGTGGGTGCCCGTCAACCAGATTGACCCGACGACCGGAGCGCCCGTCAACGTCATCACGGCCAGCCGGGCTGATTTCATCATCGGGCAGCAGGACTACTACGCCAGCCTGCGAGAAGCCGCGGCAGCCCAACTGATGGACATGCTGGCCAAGATCGCCCCGGTAATGCCGCAGGCCGCCGTGAACCTGCTGGACCTGGTGGTGGAGATGATGGACATCCCAAACCGGGAGGAAGTGGTTTCCCGCATCCGCAAGATCAACGGGCAGTCCGACCCGACCAAGCGCCCGGATCCCAAACAGGAGCAGGCCCGGGCGATGCAAGACGCCATGGCCCAGAAGGCCGCGGCGCTCAACCTGGACAAGCTCGAGGCCGAGGTCGAAAAGCTGCGGTCGACAAAGGGGCAGCTCGACGCCCAGGCATTCGCCCGACTGATCGAGGGCATGTACTCAGCGATTCAGGCCGCGCAGGTCATCACATCCGTGCCTGCCGTGGCACCGGTGGCCGATGTCATCGCCCAAGGCGCGGGTTTCAAGGACAAGTCTGGCGCCGACCCGAACCTGCCACAGCCCGCCCAGTTGCCGCTACCCATTGACCAAGGAATGAGCCCCAACCCACCGCTGCAGGCCGACGGTGTGAATAAAGGGATCGAGACGGCCGCAAACGACGGAGTGCAGCAATGAGCAAATCAAGTATGGCCGTGCCGGACCACGACTGGCAGACCGAAAGCGACCTGCGGACCCTGACCGAGGCCGAGGAAATCAGGAAGGACAAGAAGCGCTTTGCCAAGGCCAAGGAACTGGCGAAGAAGAAGCTGCTTGACATGGCCGCCGTGGCCGGAAAACACGAGGAGTAAGACATGGACCCCAAAGACACACCCGGCCTGAGCGACACCGAACGCGCAGCCCTGGAGGCCGACGACGAGGATCAGGATGCCCTGCGGGCAGTTGTTGGTGACGACGCCGATGCCGGCGACGATACCGATGACGACGGCCAGGACGACGCCGCAGACGATGCCGGCGACGACAAGGCCAAGGCTGAGCCCAAGACCGAACCCAAGCCTGCCGACGACAAGCCGGCCGAATCCGGCAAGACCCAGCAAGTCGAAGACGAAGACGACGATCAACCCGTCACCGTCATGCCGCTGCTGGACGTGCAGGTCCCCGCTGACCTGGACGACCAGATCACGGCAGCGCGCACGGAGCGGCGCGACCTGATGCGCAAGTTCAGCGAGGGCGAGCTCTCCGACGACGAGTACCAGACCCAACTGGACGCCGCCGAGCAGAAGCTGGACGCCCTCAAGGACACGAAGCGAGCCGCCGAGTTCAACCATCAGGTTGCCCAGGCCAATGAGAAGGCCGTCATGGAGTCCTGGAAGGCTTCGGTGAACGGGTTCTTCAAGTCCGTGAAGGACACCGACGGCATCGACTACGCCAACAACCGGGTCCTGAACTCGGCGCTGGACACCGTGGTCAAGGACCTGGCCACCATGAAGGACGACGCCGGCAACCTGGTGCACGGCGACAAGCCGCAGCGCTGGTTCCTCAAGGAGGCCCACCGCCAGGTGAAGGACAACTTCGCCATCGTGACCGTCCCCAAGGGTTCGGCCAAGCCAGCAGACAAGCCGGCGGCCTCAAAAGCAGCGGCCGGCAAGGCCCCGGACCTGAGCAAGGTACCGCCCTCCATCAGTCGGGCCCCCGCAGCCAGCGCATCCGATGACGGCGGCGAGTTCGCGCACCTGGACGGCTTGAGTGGCATGGCCATTGAGCGTGCCGTGGCCAGGATGACCCCTGAACAACAAGCCCGCTGGGCGGAAACCGACTGATGACCGACAAGCGCACTCTTTCGATGGTGGTCCCCGTCGGGGAAACCGTGTCTGTGGACAACGGCAGGGTGCTTGTCAGCGTGAAAGAGAAGTCCGGGCAGCGCGTGCGCCTGGTCTTCACAGCAGATCCGGATGTCTCGATCAAGCGGCAGCAGCCTTCATCGGCAGTTGCAGCCCAGTCGGGCGTCCGTATGGCCCTTGCACCCAATTCCGGGTGACGAGGTTTTTGCAACGGCGCAGGACGTGCTGTTTGTGTCCCCTTTTTAAGCGAAGGAGCATCAAATGGGACGTACTGTGATCGGCGTCGGTGACGCCAAGGCCGTCAAGAAATTCTCGGCCTTTCTGGCGGTGGATGTGGGCAAGAAGTCCTACTTCAACCGCAAAATGATGGGTGTCGGCATCGAGGCGGAAACCCCGCTTCAGACGCTGCCCCACCTGGAGAACGACTCCGGCGACCAGATCGGTTTCGACCTGGTGATGGCGTTGCGCATGAAACCCGTGCAAGGCGACAACACGCTGCGTGGCAAGGAAGAAGACCTGAAGTTCTACTCGGACTCGGTGTACATCGACCAGCTGCGCGGTGGCGTGAACACGGGCGGGAAGATGACGCGCAAGCGCACCATCCACAACATGCGCAAGATCGCCCGGGCCCGTCAGTCCGACTGGTGGAGCCGCCTGTTCGATGAAACCTTCTTCATGTACCTGAGCGGCGCCCGCGGCGTTGCGACGGACTTCATCGAAGACACGGATTTCACGGGCTACGCCGGCAACGCTTTTGCGGCCCCCGACACGGCCCACCGTGTCTACGGCGGTGATGCGACGAGCTACGCCACCATCGACGCCAACGACAAGCTCACCCTGAGCCTGATCGACAAGTTGGTGACCAAGGCCAACACCATGGGCGGCGGGACCACGGGCATTCCCCGTATCCAGCCCTGCATGATCGAGGGCGAGGAGCGCTACGTTCTGCTGTGCCACGACTTCCAGATCTACGACCTGCGGGTATCAACCTCGACGGGCCAATGGCTGGACATCCAGAAGGCGGCCGCTGCTGCTGAAGGCCGGGACAACCCGATCTTCAAGGGTGGCGAGGGCATGTACAACAAAGTGGTCATCCACAAGCACCGCAACGTCATCCGTTTCTCGGATGCCGGCGCAGGCGGCAACGTGGCTGCGGCACGCGCCCTGTTCATGGGTCGCCAGGCTGGCGTGGTGGCGTTCGGTTCGCCGGGCACCGACCTGCGCTTCGACTGGAACGAGGAGACGGAAGACCGGGGCAACCAGGTCGTCATCACGACGTCGAGCATCTTCGGCGTGAAGAAGACCCGTTTCAGCATCGACGGCACCAGCTACGACTTCGGCGTCATTGCCGCGGACACGGCTGCCGCTGATCCCACCTGAACCGCCAACAGTGAAGGAGAACTGAAATGGCAAACGTGCAAACTGACAACGTCAAAGGCAAAGTGCCGAGCCCCATCGCCATGGGCCAGGAGTCCCCTGTCCTGCGCGCGAAGCTCACGCTTACCACTGGCCAGATCGCCACGACCAGCGTGCTGGAAATGGTGGACATCCCCCCCGGCTACTCAGTCCTGGACTGGTCGGTCGATACGGATGACCTCGATTCCGACGGCACTCCCGCGATCGTGTTCAAGGTCGGCATCCTGAACTCCGGGAAAACCGACCTGGATTCGGGCAACAACATCTGGAAGACGGGTGCAACGACCGCGCAAGCCGGCGGTCTGCTGCGTGCCGACAACCAGAACGCGATCCGCTGCGGGTCGTCCACGTCGAAGCGCACCGTCGGCATCATCCCGACGACGAACCCCGACGCGGCGCAGGCCGGCGACATCGGCATCACGGTCTGGCTGAAGGCCGACTGATGACTGGGCCCGGGGCAACCCGGGCCCTTTCTCAACCCAACAAGGTGACCCACATGAAGATCGAAAGCATCATCCGTCGCAAAGCTGGCACGAATGTCAAGCTGGACGACACCAACTACCACTTCGCGGCAGGGGACGACGGCGCGCACGTTGCCGAAGTCACCGATCCGGCCCACGTCAAGCGCCTGCTGGGCATCCCCGAGGGATTCCGTGAGTACGGGCAGGCCCAGGCCGATGCCAACAAGCCTAAAACCGCCGAATCCGGCGACGACGAGCCCACCGACTACCTGATCACGACCGATGACGGCGGTGAACTGGACCTGGGCAAGCTGTCCAAGGCCGAACTGGTGGCATTCGCCAAGGCCAACAAGATCAAGATCGACGCCCGCGGCAGTGAAAAAGACATCCTGACCACGGTTTTCGACGCCGTGACGGCTGACTGACATGACCACCGCCCAGCAAGTCATCGACCAAGCCCGCATTCCGCTGAACGACGCGGACAAGGCCCGGCACACGGATGAGGACATGCTGGGCTACCTCAATTTCGGCCTGCGCGCCCTGAAAAAGACCCGCGCGGACCTGTTCATCGGCTCCCTGAAGACCGGCCACACCACTTTGGTCCTGGCCGACAACCTCCCGACGCCCGAGGAAATGGATCAGGCGATCGCCGACTACCTCACGGCCAGGGCAACCCTGCTGGATGACCCCAGCGAGGAAATGGAGCGCACCGCGGCCTTCCTGAAGCTGAGTGGAGGCATGCTGTGAAAAAGTGGGCCGACTTCTACGACTACCTGCTGCCAGACGTTCCGGGATGCCCGCTGGCCATGGCTGACCTGCAGCTCAGGCAGGCGGCGCGCGAGTTCTGCGAGATGACCATGGCATGGGTTGAGTGGCTGGACGACGTGACGACCGTCGCCGACGTCCTGGAATACGACTTTGACCTGACGCCGTTGCAAGAAGTCATCCAGCTGCAGCGCGCCACGATTGACGACAAGAACCTGCCGGTAGCCTCGGAGCGCGACATCCCGCCAGACTGGCGCGTGAGCGCATCCATGGACCGCTGCGTCTTCACCCTGGACAAGAAGGCGTTCTACGTCGTCCCAGCCCAGTCGGCCGGCCTGCTGGTGGCCACGCAATGCGCGCTCAAGCCATCGCAGACGGCGGCCGGGGTTGAAGACTTCATTCACGAGCAGTACGCCGAGGTCATCGCGTCCGGTGCCAAGGCAAGGCTGATGCTCAGCCCCAAGAAGCCGTACACCGACGGCACGCTGGCCGCATATCACCGCGGTGTGTTCGATTCCAAGTGCTCGGAAATCGCGTGGCAGGTGGCCAAGAGTCACGGCAACACGCCGAGACGGACCCGTTCTCACTACTTCTAACCCGCCCGCTTCGGCGGGTTTTTTGTTTCTGGAGCCAGCAATGAACCAAAAACCGATCCATGAGCGAGCCAGCGAGGCTGCGAAAGCCGATGCCGTGATGGGCGCAGCCGTCGGCCACAACGAGCGCATCACCGAGCACGTCGGGGCGCCGCGCTTCCGCTACAACGTGTCCTGCGTGTCGCCGGTCGAGCACCGCCGGGCCGAGTTCATCGACTTGCGCGACCGCATGGCCGGCATGGTGAGCCAGGCTGAGGCGCGCGTCGTTCGCCATCGGACCAAGGTGCGTGCCGCGCTGCGAGTGCGGGCGTCCCGTGAGTACCAGGACCTGCTGGCCCGCCTGCAGGCCATCCCCACGGTGCAAAAGTGGGACGAGGAGTTCGACAACCTCGTCACCACGGTCGGCAAGAACGACCTGCTGACCAACCAGTTCAAGGGCTCCAGCTACACCGCGGCGTGGTATCTGGGCCTGATTGACAACGCCAGCTTCTCCGCTGTGGCTGCTGGCGACACCATGAGCTCGCACGCCGGCTGGACCGAGAGCACGGCCTACAGCGACGGTGCCCGCAAGACCCTGAGCTTCGGCACGGCGTCGTCGGGCTCCCTGGCAGCGAGCGCGGCCAGCTTCAGCATCAACGGCAGCGCGACCATCAACGGCGCCTTCTGCGTCACCAACAGCACCAAGGGCGGGACCACGGGGACGCTCTACAGCGCCGGCAGCTTCTCGGCGACCCGCACCGTCGCCAACGGCGACACCCTCAACGTCACCCTGACCGTCACGGCCTGAAGGAGAACCAGATGCCCACCATGATCAATTTCGACGCCGGCGACCGGGTTCGCCAGGCAGTCCAGCCATTCGAGGGCAACGTCATCGACGTCCAGTTGGAAGGCGGCAAGCCCAAGTACCTGGTGGCCTACAAGGACCCGGGCACCGGCGACCAAGACGAACGCTGGTTCCATGACGGCGAGATCGAGCTGGTCGAGCGCGTGAAGCAGGAAATCAAGCCCGACTGAAGCCGTGGCCTCAATCATCTACAACAGCGCGCTGCGGGACGAGGCGGCTGGGGCGATCGACTTCGACACCGACAGCTTCAAAGTGATGTTGCTGTCCAGCAGCTACACGCCATCGAAGTCGCACGCCAAGCGCTCGGACCTCACCAACGAGGTCACCGGCACCGGGTATTCATCCGGCGGCGTTTCGGCAACCGTCACGATCGGCTCCACGAACAACACCGACAACCGCGTTGACATCACGCTGGGTGGCGTCACGTTCTCCACAGTCAGCGTGACGGCGCGCTACGCGGCCTACTACAAGGCGCGCGGCGGCGCGTCTTCGGCGGATGAACT